AGGTAGCCCCTAAGGCAAACCCAGACCACCCTGGACGGGCTCTAAAGGCCATCGACGAGGAAATCAACCGCATCCTATCCCGCATCGCCGAAACAGCCGTAGAAGCCGAGCGGGGGGTCGCAGAAGCGTTGCCAGAGGAGGTTGACCCGACCGAACTAGAGATTGTTGAGGACGGGGAGGTCGAAGACGATACCGAATGATTGACCCAGCCGACACCTACGAGCGGAACCTCCGCTCCATTATGGCCCCAGATCCAGACGGGGACATTGTCGATTGGCTGGAGGCTAACGTCAAATCGATGCCCGGTGCGATGCCAGGTATCTTCCGCGTAGAATCCACGCCGTACCTTGCGCCCATCTTGCGGGCAATGTGCGACCCCGAGATTCAGACTATCGTAGTCTTTGGTGCGGTGCAAATGGGAAAGTCAACCCTGCTCGAGCTGTGGTCAGCGTACATTGCCGGCCGTGCTCCTGGGCCGACTCTAATGCTACAGGACGTTGACCAGAACGCCAAGGACTGGAGGCTTGACCGACTGAAGCACATTTGGGATCACACGCCCGCGGTACGCTCCCGCATCAGCACGACCGAGAAGTCCAACTGGCACACGAACCAATTCCAGCGGTGCACGATGTGGATACTCGGTGCCGAGAACAAACGCAACCTTCAGCGTCGCTCCATCCGTTACCTCGGCGGGGACGAAGTCTGGCTCTGGAAGAAAGGTCACCTTAACGAAGCCCTGCGCCGTCGTACTGCGTTCACTTGGAACGGCAAGTCGGTCTTCATCTCGCAAGGCGGCCACGACGGTGACGACATTACGAACCTATGGAATATAACCGACCGCCGCGAGTGGATGTTCCGATGCTTGGCCTGTGATGCCCAGCAGGGTTATGAGTTTGACCAGTTAATCTACCCAGAGGGTGCCAAGGGCGGGGACGGCTGGGATGTGGATAAGGTCAAGGCCGGCGTGAAGTACAAGTGCAAGTCCTGTGGCCATATGCACGACGACTCCTTCGTAGTCCGCACGGAGATGAACAACAAGGGAGAGTTCGTGCCAATGAACACAAGCGCACCAAAAGGTATGGTCGGCTTCCATTGGAACGCTTTGTGTGGTCAATGGGGTATGTCGTGGGGATCTCTCGCGGAAGAAGCCATCATGGCTAAGAAGGCTTTCGACGAGCACGGGGACGAGACAAGTCGCATCGAGTTTAAGCAGAAGCGTCTCGCAGTATCCTGGAGCGATGAGCCGGACGATGGCGGCGGCGAGATTATGCCGAGCGGGTATCGACTTGCGGACGTATGGGTGGACGAGGGGGCAATGGTGGACGGCAAGCTGGAGTCGGCACCTATCACCGACGACCACCGCAAGGCGAAGATATTTGCCCGCCTGCGGTTTATGCAAGTGGACGTGCAGCGCAAGGGGTACTACATTGTAGTACGCTCCTGGTCATCGGACGGCAAAAGCCGAATGGTCTACTGGGGCTACGTTGAAACCGACGACCAGTTACGGGACGTCCAGGTTAAGTACGAGGTGGCCAACTTCTTCACGTTTCTAGACTCGGGTGACGGCCCGAACACGGATTCGGTCTACCGCCTGTGCGCCCGCTTCGGTTGGAACGCCACCAAGGGTTCGGGTCAGAACGAGTTCGCTTGGCGTGTCCAGACGCCGTACGGCATCAAGGTCGCCTACCGACCCTACCAGCGGGCCAAGGTCATCCAAGTCGGTGCCCAGTCGTGCAAGCTGTACGTCTTCTCGAACTTGGTCTTTAAGGATTCCCTATCCCGCCTACGTCGTGCAGGCCACCACACTTACCCCGAGGACGCGGGTGACGAGTACCGCAAGCAGATGCAGTCTGAACATCGCACCAAGAACAACGCAGGCACGCCGATCTGGGTGCCCGTTGGCGACCGTGCGAATCACTTGTGGGATTGCGAGGTCATGGGTATCCTGCCGGCAATGATGGCCAAGCTTATCGGTAAGGGTAAGAACCGCGGTGCGACCCCTACGCCGGAAGATGAGAAGCCAGTCAAGGAATCGACAGAATCCCCTTGACGTGTCGATTTAGGATACTCTAATCGGCGCAAGGCTGGCCGCATCTCGGTTAGGGGCGTCATTGGTGGCTCTGGTGATAGCATGGTCGTGATGCGGTCAGCCCCCTTTACATCGGGCTAAAAACAAGATGGCTCGTGCCCAAGGCATTTTTCTTATTTTAGAAATCTCCGATATCGAGGATATCGTGGCTACCGCCGTCATTTTGCTCAAGCAGGGCAAGACTATGATGGAATACTCGGACTCTGGCACCTCGGTGACCAAGGAGTTTCCTATGACCATCCAGACGACCCTGCTCGAGGCACGCTATGCTCTGCAAGTGAAAGACCCCCAACGCTATGGTGCGATTGATAAGACGCGGGTCATTAATATGCTGAACAATTTCCGTGGCCTCTAATGCGCAAAGCAAAGACCCCTAAGAAGCCCTCCAGTAGGGCGTCTAAAATCCCGAAGATTGCCCCTGGCGTCCAGGTGAACCCTGCCCTCAAGCAGCAGGCTTCGACCGGCCCTGGCATCTTCTCAAACTTCGAGTCCGCGAAGTTCAGCAATAAGCGGAGCTGGATCTGGTCGTCTTGGCCGCAAGATTTTAAGAAGACTATGACGGTCTTCGACCGCATGGAGACGACCCGCCGGATGCGCTGGTTGGAACTCAATGCGGGGCTTATCCGACAGGTCATCGCCGATATTGCGATGTACTCAGTCGGTTCGGGCATCAAAGTGCAGGCTCAATCCGGCAGCGATGCGTGGGATGATATGGCCGAATCCTACTTTAAGAAGTGGGGTGCCAGAGCAACCGACATTACTGGCCGCTACTCGTTCTTTGAGGTTCAGCACATCATCTGTCGTCTCATCGACCGAGACGGCGAAGTGTTCGTGGTTAAGACCAAGGGCAAGGACGGGATGCCAAAGTTACAGGTCATCGAGTCGCACAAGGTCGGCAACCCCGCGTCAGAGTCAGTACCTCCCGGAATGGTGGATGGCATCCTCTTTGGCCCCTATGGTGCCCCAGAATATTATAATGTAATCCGCTCGGACGGCTCCAGCCGCCGCGTGCCGGCCAATGCAATGCTTCACCTGTACGAGCCCGAGCTGGCCTCTGGCGCCCGTGCTTACAGCCCCCTTCAGCACTCGATCAATAATTTGATTGATATGCTGGAAATCATCTCGCTCGAGAAGGTCGCAGTTAAAACGAACACGGACGTCGTACGCACGATTAACCGCGAGAACGCCCAGTTCGACGGCAGCCAGTCTGACTTTGAAGCCTTCGGGATGCGTCCGCAGGACTACGGCAACAACGGTCTTACCGACCCTAACGAGGCGTCCACGTTCCTTGGCGGCAAGACCATTGCCCTTGCTCCAGGCGAGAAATTGGAGTCCTTCGAGTCCAACCGCCCCAACGCCACGTTCACGGGCTTCATCGAGCACCTCATCCGCGATTCGCTCGCAGGGGTTCTCCCGTACGAATTCGTCCACGATCCCACGAAGGCAGGGGGCGTTACTATGAGGTTCGTGGTAGCCAAGGCTGACCGCAAGTTCCAGCACCGTCAGTCGGTGCTCATCCAGCGCTTCCTAACCCCTGTGTGGGGCTACGTCATCGGCAAGGCCATCAAGGAGGGCAAGTTGCCCCCCATCAATACGTTTATGCAAGTGACGTGGACGACCCCTCGCCGCGTTACCGTCGATGCCGGCCGAGACGCCCAGCAGACCCGCCTCGATATCGAAACGGGCATCAAGTCCATCACGGACTTCCACCTCGAGAACGGCGACGACCCGAAGGAAAAGCTCCGCGAGAACGCTGCCGAGAAGGCGTACATCAAGCAGCTGGCCGACGAGTACGAAATCCAGCCTTCGGCTATCTACAAGCCGCAAAATCTAAACATCGCCGACGTCAACGCATCCTTCTCCGACGAACCTCCAGGCGACCAAATGTCGTATATGGACGACGGCGAAGAGGTGAAAGTCAGCGTAGACGACCCCAACGTAAAACCCAAGACCGCAACCCCAGCGGACGAATAACCAATGAGTAACATCCAAAACGCTTTTTCCGGCCTTACGCCCATCCTAATCGAAGGGCATAAAGCCAAGGCATACATCGACAAGGTCAACGCCTTTGACCCCGCTTCCCGTAAGGCCGGCAACGACCTCGAGGATATGCTTGAGATGATCTTCGGCGAGCCACCCGAACTTATTAAAGCAGGCTCCCTAGCCATCATCCCCGTCCGCGGCGTCATCGGTTCCGAACTTACGGAGCTCGAAAAACTCATGGGCTGTATCGATGTAGAAGACGTCGAAGAAATGCTAGAGGAAGCCGAGCGTGACCCTAACATCACGACCATCCTGTTAGATTTTAATAGCCCTGGCGGTACCGTCACGGGCGTCCCAGAACTAGCCAACCGCATCTTTAACGCCAAGAAGCGCACCATCGGTTGGACGTGCTCCCAGTCGTGCTCCGGCTCGATGTGGCTGATGAGCCAATGTGATGAGGTCTATGTCAGCGGTTCATCGACCGTTGGCTCCATCGGCGTATATATCCCTGTGCTTGATGAGTCCAAGGCTTACTTGGAAGAAGGCTATGAGATGAAGTTGCTCAAGTCCGGCTGGGCTAAGGGCGCTGGCTATCCAGGCACCAAGATGTCGCCAGAGCAGGAAAAACTCTTCCTAGACGACGTAGCCGAAACTCACGTCTGGTTTATTTCCCATGTTAAGCGTAAGCGCACCCTAGCCA